CTGAACAAGTTTTAAAGCTTCTAGTTCCATTTCAATAATATCAATATCATCAATAGCTTCTTGAGTAGAGTCTAGTTCTTCAAATACTTTGTTTGCATCAGGATGATACACTGAAAGCAACTGCTGTAATAAGGGGAATCTACGACTTGCGTGTAAAACCCCGTCTTCAAATATAATATGCTCTAATCGTGCATGTCCATCTTGTTCATCAACAAACAAAGATTTTTGATTTGTAGCATATCTAATTTCTTTATTAATACCTGTTTTTTCGTCAAAATAAATTAAGCCTGAGCTTTTAACCTTATAAGTTAAAGGGCTTTTATTATTTTTAAGAATATAGGTTCTGTCTTTAATTTCCCAATTTTTCATAATATAATTTAATAAGATAAAATAACCCCCGCCTAAGCAGGGGCTATATTAATTGATTACTTTAATAATACAAAGTTATTAGCTCCTTGCGTAATTAAACATCTTTCAGATAAGAAATTAACTCGCATTTCATCAACATCAGAAGTGTAAGCACCTCCAACAGATCCTGTAATCCAAGTTTTCATTTTTCTATCATCTGTTTCAGACGAACGGTAACGTACGTGTAAGAATGGACGCTTGATGTTTTTACCAAGATCTTGATCGTACACAGTAGATGTACCAGCAGGAATAATAGCTCCTTCGATATCTGCAAAACCACCTCGTGTTGCAAAGTCGTTTAAGTATTTCCAGTCAGTTTTATAGAAATCATAAGATCCTCTACGGAAACCGCTAAACCCTAAATTTAAAGCCATATCTTCAGAATTGTTAAATACTCCGTAAGAAGTACCTCCAGTTCCATAAGAATTTTTAGCTGCTAAAGAATCATCAATAGCTAGAGATAAAGCTCTATTGCTATAAATCATATTCTCTTCAATAGCTCCATTCTTATCTAGTTGCTTTAATATAGTGTCAAATCCTGTTAAAGGATTACCTGAAGCTGATAAATCTGCTGTTAGTCCATCGTACACATTACCTCTAGCCTCTAGAGCTGCGAAGAAACCTTCAGATCCAGAATAACCAGCACCTAATGTTGAAGCAGAAGCTTTTTTAACGGATTCTACCATAGACATTTCTAAGTAATCTTCAAATCTTAAACGAGTTTCGTGCTCAGATTTTAAATACCATAAATATCCAGAAGCTCCGTTTTCAGAAGTAACTTCAATCCATCCAATCTGAGCAGTGTCAGATCCGTTGATTTGATAGTTATCTTTTAGGATAATAGGCTTATTTGTATATGAGCTGTAGTCAGCATCTAATGATCCTTCCATTCCAGCAGAACCTTTTGCAAATTCCGATCCATATACAACTAAAGTTGCGTGATCTGCAGATGCTACAGTTCCCCAGTTAGCAGCACTATAGCAAATAGCGGTAAAAGAGTTATCTGTGTCTACAGCTGTAACCACACCTTTTATAACATCACCCACAGCAACTGCTGGAGTAGCATTACTTAATCCTTGAGCCATGATTGTTTGTCCTACACGAACAGCTGCTTTTGTTTGGCCAGATGGTAAAGTAACAACGAAATCATTTCCAGTTACAGCTACGTTGTCGTAACGCGTGTGTAAACGCCCTTGTTCTACCCAACGAATTTCGTCAGATGTAGATGGCATTTCAGCTGATACCATACGTAAGAAAGAAGAAATAGAACGATTTCCATAAATTTCAGCTTCTTTTTCGTATACATCAGGTAAAAATTGCTTTGTAAAATCAAAGTCTGTAATGTAATTGTTTTGAAATAAAACCCCTTTAGTTTGTGAGGGTTGTAAGTTTTCAATGCCTGTTAGTGCCATTGTAATAAATTTTTAAGTTATTGTTTTAGTTTCATTCTCAACTTAGAACTTGAATCTCCTGTAACAACTTTAAACTTTTGTCCGGTATTGGTTTTAATAACGCCTTCTTTTCTAGGGTCCATATTAATATTTTTAGCTTCCTTAGCGGATGTGCGAAGAGCATCGGCACGGCCTTGCTCATAAAAATGTTCTGCCAGCTTATCAGCATTACTTGCTGTAAATAAAGCTTTATGGTATCCCTTAGCGTCGCTAAGTTGTCCATCATCACCTATAAACTTTGAAACAAAATTGTTAATGTCTGACTGTTGCTTTTTTGTATCTGCAACATTGTTAACTTTATAACGGTATTTATTGTCTCCAACTTGGAAATCAAAACCTTTAAAGTTTTCACCAAACACATTATCTGTTTTTTGTAAAAAAGTTTGAGTTTGTTGTTTATTCAATTCAACACTTTGTTGATATTCATTATAATGCGTAAAAGCCTCTTGGTACTCCTGAGGAATATCTTGTTGCTTTCTCAACTTGAGATCAGCATAATATTTCTCTTTGTTTCCTTCTAAGAACTTTCTTGCATTAAATAATTCTTCTTTAAATGCTCTTTTCTTTGAGCGTATTTCTCTTGGGTCATCATCTTCATCAAACGAAAACTGGTCCTCCATGTATTCATTTATATCTTGACTATCCCAAGGTTTTGCTTGTTTATAATATTCACGTAATACTTGGCCATCATCATAGGCCGAAATATCACGATTTAAATTAACGTAGTCTTCTAAAGTACCACCGGTTTCTTCCATAAACGTTAAAAGCTTATCAACGTTTTCTGGTAATTCAACTTTTGGTTGTTGAGGTTGCTCATTAACCTTAGCCGCATTTTCATCAACTTTAGGTTTTTCTGATTTCACCTCTTCAACTTCTTCTTCAGTAACGAGCTCTAACGGCGAGTTTTTTTCTTCTGCTTCTTCGGTTTTAGCTTGCTCTTGTACTTCTTCGACCACTTCTTTGCTATCTCCGGTTTCATTTTCCACAGAAACCTCCTCTGTTTTTCGCTCTTGAACGGCATCTTTTGGTTTATTTAGTTCGTCTAAATTAATTTTAGGTACGTCTTCTGTTTCTTGTCCCGCTGCTTCTGGTGCAATATCACCTTTTTCTACAGCTTTATCAAGTACAGCTTGTTCTTGTTCTTGTGCTGATTTAGTTTCTTCACTATCAACAGCACCTTTAATTTTCCATTCACTCATAATTTAATAATATATAATAGTTAATAATTTTTATCGTGGTTCAAACCCACTTAAATCAATACCACCAAGCACATCATTACCACTAGATTCAAAACCTTTTTTAGGTTCTGGATTAGATGGCGGCTTTTGTAAATCAATTTCTTTTTTAGAGTCTAATTCCATTCTCTTTAATTTCATATTTAAATCAAACTCATATTGCATAAGCTCTCGTTTTGTTATTGCTTCGTGCTCTAACTTCTTTATGTCGAAATTTGTTTGAGCTTCAGCTAATTGAACTTTCGCTTGAGCTTTTATTTGCTCTGCCTGTGCTTTTGCTAGTTCAGCAGCTTGGGCAGCTTTGCCATTAGCCTCTGATTGAGCCGCAATATTTCGCTCTGCTCTTTCTTGATCTTTTTGTATTTTTTTAGTTCTTCTATATTTTAAAAGCTCGTTTGCTAATTTTATATTTTTTATACGTCTAATATCAATTACATCTTCTAATTGTATTTGATCTTTAGCTAATGCCATTTGAATATTTTGTTCAACTAACTGTTTTTCGTCTTCATCAGGATCTAGTTCTAAAAATATACCAAAATCATGCAAATATAAATTGTTTACTTCCTCTAAAGCTCCTACACTAAACCTGCCTATTGCTCCTATAAAAGCTTCTTTTTGCGGGTGGAATTCAAGAACATCTTTTATTCTTATTGAAATAGCTTCAGCTAACTCAGCTGTTATATATAAAGAGCTATGTAGTATATGCCTTGTTGCTGTATTAGAATTTGCCGCCGCTAACTTTTGGACTCCAACTAATGCATAGGTATCTGGGTCACTTCCGTCACGAGCCTCATTAAGGCCTGTAACATCCCGCATCATTTGTAAGTAATAATTATACGTTTGTATAAGTAATTGTGTTTGTTGACCTCCACCACCTGGAAGCTCTTGTATTGGCACCTTACCGGGATTCATTTCACCATCGACGGTCATAGATCTTCCTATAACAGAACCTGTTTGGAAGTACATATTAAGTGCTTCTTGTGGATTATAATTAGTACCGTTGCCCAAATCAATTTCAGCTAAACCATCAGCATCTAAATAAACACCAGAGGGCGTCATTCTTTGAATTGTTTGTTGTAATTTTAAATGTGTTAATTGTATAAGATCCGCATAAGTAACCATACGGCTAACTAAACTTTCAATTTTACCTTTGTACATTCTCGGGGCGCTAACAACGTAATTCATCATAACATTATTAGTATTAGAGTCAGGTCTAACCATGTTAGCGGCTTTCTCCCATTTTAGTAACTTATCTGTTCCTAAAACCATAACACCCTCATATATTGTTTCTCTAGCTTGAGCTACTTTTTCAAACCTTGCTCTTTGATCTTTTGGAGGATCAAATGTATCATCTTTTTTAATAGCTTTTTTAGCTCCAGTAGATGTTTCTTTTATTTTATAAACACTTTTTTCCCAAGTCTTCCAGTTAAAATATAATACAGTTAATGTATTAGAATCTGAACTATCAGCACTATCATTAGTAGTATAATCATAATTATTATAATTACTTGATTTTTTTACTGCATCTTCAAATTCTTCTTCAGATAAGCCGGGGAATTGTTTTTTAAGCTCGTTTGCTTTTATTTGTTTAATTTCGCCAAAATAATATACATCTTGAAAATTAGGATCCTCTGTATATGAATAAACTAAATTAGCTGGGTCAACATAATCTAATTTTATACCATCTGTATTATTAAAACTATGCTTAGCGCATGCAATACCTAAAACAGCTTGATCGTAATCTAGCCTTTTTTTAAGTTCTGGATAATTATTTCTTTTAAAAACATTATCCATAGCTTGTTCATGAGCTATCTCTATAGATGGTTTATAGCCTATTTGCATATGCAACTCAAGCTCTTCTTTTGATTCAGGAGTATTAGGATCAGATATGTTTTTAGTGTCAATACCTAATTTTTCGTCTATATCTTCAATAAACTCCTTAGCTATTATATCTTCCTCAACCATTTCCACAAAATCTGTTCTTTCTTTTATGGAAGTAGGATCTTGAGCAAAAGCTTTAATTGTAAATAGCCTGTCTTGCATACCGTTTACAACTATATCTACAAACTTAGGTATAATTGGAACTGGTTTCCAGTCTAAATTAAGATATGATAAATCTCCGTTGATTGAAAACTCATCTTTATATTTTTGAGTTGATTGCTCACCTCTTGCATATAATCTTAACTTGTGAAAATCACGTTGATTCTGAGTGAACCTACCCGATCCAGAGTTTTTTCTAAACCATTCGTTTTGTATACCTCGCGCCACTTCCATTCCGTATTTTTTGCTTTTTTTAGTAGCATCATTAACTGATTGGCTGGGAAATTGGGTAACTTGTCCTGTAGCTTCTGCCATTTTCTATTGTATTATTTTACTATTTGATCCTGCGTTATTATATTTTGAAAACCCAAAATCTATTTTTTTAATCTCGCGTGTACTTTTAGACGCATATAAATGCCTTTGACATGCCATAATAGCTAGTCCTGAGCTTATAGATGCATCAAACTTAGTTCTTTTATTAATATCAAACTTTGACCAGTCTTCAAGCGTTCTTTGAAAGTACATTCTACCACAAACACCATCTTCTTTAATGCCGACGTGATTTTCAATATAACTTTCAATTGCAGCTGCGTGAGCTTGTCTTATATCTTCTGAAGAGTTAGGTATACCACCTAATTCTTTTTCTGTTACAGAAAGCTTATTTCTAGACTTATCAGGTCTATTCATTGAATAACCTCTATAGCCTCTTCTTTTAATATGATATAATAATCTAGGTTTATTGTTTTCCGCTAGTATTGGCATTCCATAAAATATCATTGCCATAAGAACATCTTCAAAAAATATTTCAGCAGTTTGTGGTCTAGCTACATATTCTAAAAAGAATTGACTAGATGGTACTTCAGATAACATACTAAATGATGTTAGCCCGTGTAACGCACCATTAGAACCACTACCGTCGGTTGTTCCAGATATATCATAACTATCACAACCAAAAGCTCCTAAGTCTTGATTACCTGGGTATTTAATCCCATTTTTAACGATTACATTGTTTTGCATACTAACTGGAGGTATCCAAGATAATTTAAATCTTCCAGTTTTATTTGGGTGAAACTCTACTTGAGAATCTTTCACACCGTTTCTCCAACTAAATGATCCACGGGTTACATAACCCTGCATAACCATTTCTTCGTTGAAATCTATTTGTTCATATATTTTATTTAGATTGAATAAAGACTTTTCTATTTCATCTCTAAAGGCGTGTTTCTCATATCTAGGAAACTGTCTGTAGAACTCATTAAGCCCATCATTGTTTCCTTTAAGCCCATCTGCTTCATTCTCCCAATGCTCGATAACTCCGTAACTGATAAGCTCGCCATCGACTCCTTCGACTGGAGTTTCTGGAGTATCAAACACAGGGTATCCATA